TCGACGCCCTTGCCGACCCCCTCGTGCACCTTGGGGCCTGACGTCGGCTTGATCACCGGCCGCATCTCCTCGCCGCCGAAGCGATGCTTCATCTCGTCCTTGATGCGCTTCACCAAGTCGGGGAAGTTGAGGTGGTCCTGCCAAGCGTCCAGCAGCATGATGCCGGGCACCAGAACGTCTTCGTCACCGCGGCGCACCCGCATCTTGAACGCACCCCAGACGCTTGCCGCGCTCGGGTCAGTGCGCCGGTTCTTGTCGACGTGCTTGTCGCTGTAGGCAGTGTCGATCGACTTCACGATCAGGTCGAATGGCGGCATGGGCTTGCCCTGCGGCCATTTCTGTATCCACTCGCGCTTGATGATGCCCGTCGCTTCAGGATTCAACACCTGAGCGTAAATCTCCTGCAGCCCGAGCTGCGTTCCCTCGTACTTCAGGATCTCTGCCTTGAAGTCAGGAGACAGGTTCTCGATGTTGTCGTACGTCGTCGCCGTCGAGATGATGACGCGCGCGTTGGTCTTCTTCGACTCCTCGATGAACCGGTGTATCAGCCGCGTCGGCTTTGGAGTCGTCGTCGCGATCTTGAACGTCTCGCGCCCAAGCCGTACCGACATCGCCATCAGGTCCCACGTCTCCTCGTCGTTCTGACCGTTGTCGGCCCACGCCGCGACCTCGTCGCACCACGCCCGATGCCACTGCGGGCCACGGAAACGGCCGCTCTCGGATGCCGGGATGCCGCCCAAGTAGGCGCCGTTATGCAGGTACAGCTCGCCAAGCGAGCGCACGTATTTCTTGATGAGACAGGTCGGGATGATGTTCAGGAGCCCTGAGTCACCCTCGAAGCACACCTTGGACACGTCAGAGAAGGTCGGCGCAGCCACGAGAGATCTGTCTCCCTTGCCAGCCAAGGCGGCGGCGAACCCAACCTCCTCGGCACCGACGCGCGACTTACCAGAACCGCGGCCGCCAAGAAGCAGCCAAGTGCCGTTGCGCGGCCCATCAGGGGGGATTTGGTGTTCATGTCTCTGGCTGCACCACTTCGTTCGCCACGACAAGCGCGCAAGCGTGCGCTCGTCCATTGAGTTGATAGCCGCCCTGATCTGGGCCGGGGTAAACCCACCCTCAACGCGCCGCAGCGCCTGCTCCACGATGTCCGCGGGATTCTCAGCTTCCATCAGGTACCTTGATCTCAATCACCGGCTTCAGCTGCACACGCAGCAACTTGTTCTTCGTCTTCGACGCGTCGCCCACCATCTGCTTGGCTATCTGCTCGGCCTGACCAATGCTCGTCGCCACGATGATGCGCTCGCGGTGCTCAAGCCATTCGACCTCGTACGCGTTCTGCTGGCTCATGCGCCGGGCAGCACGCCAGCTTCGGTCGCAAGCTTGGCCTGCAACTCGCTAAGCTGCTGCGTGATCACGGCCAGCTGACCGGCAAGCGCAGTAATCAGGTCCTTGGTCGTCTGGATCGCGACATTCAGCGACTCAGTCGTGATCATGGGCGCGGGCGCATCGCGCGTACGAACAAGTAAACAACAGCGACCACAAAGATCGGCATCAGGAAAGCGGGATCTATGCACATCAGACAATCTCCAGCTTGGGGCCAGCGCCCGACTTGATTTGGTTACCCGCAGGATCTGTCAGCCCGGCACCAGCCGACTCAGTCTCCGGCAGCGTCATCTCGCTCAGCGGCGCCACACCCAGCGTCACGCTCATGCCCGGGCGCAGCGTGCCAATGCTGGCCTGCCGCGGACCCAGCACAGTCGGCGGGTCAACCAGCAGCTGCCCCGTCGCGTCGTCAGTCACGTACACCCGCACCGCACAGTTGCTCAGGTGCGAGACCGCGATCTGGATGGGTGCCTGAAAGTCTTCTTGCGTGTCGCTCATGTGTTCACCCGCATATAACGAAATGGATTGATCATGGTGCAGTCAACCAGCGGTCCCAGATCGAACCGGTGCCGAGCAAACCGTCTCATCAGTAGGTCGATCGACTCGCACTTCGAGTCATAGGCATTCTCAAGATTGTGCATCCGCTGCTCGGCAACGTCGGCCCGGTTGCGGTAATCTTCGTACGCAATCTCGTATCCATACAGCTGCTGCCGGGTGGCCTCCAGATCCTCAAGCGCACGGCGATAGACCGCCAGCGGCACCCGATCTAGCTCATCAGGAGGCTCACTATCGTTGGCCGCATCCGCCACCACGGACTGGGGCCCCCGCAGCCACTCTACGAACCGCGAAAACAGTCTCATGGGCCCTCCGGGTACGCCAACACCTGCTTCTCCCTGCGAATGTCATCAACCAGCAGCCCCTGCGCGTCCCGCATCTTCTCGTCGACCTTCCCGAGATCAGCGCGCACGTCGTCAACATGCTTCTGCGCCACCCGCAGCTTGTACTCGGCATCAGCCAAGTCCTTCGCAATCTTGTTCCTGTCGTGCATCAGCACGCTCAGCCTGTTCAAGATCTCAGGAGCGCTCTTCGGCATCCCATGCACCGCCGGAAGCGGCTTGCCGAACTCGGCGTGTACTATCTCACCCATTTGGTAAGTCCTTGATTATACAGGATATTCAGTATGGGACCCAATGTTCCATGTGGAACAATCGGCATCTGTGAGGGTGTGTATGGCGGGGCCCCATGCCTCGCCGCCGAGAGCCTGCGGTGGGGTTTCTGCCTAGGCAACTATTGTCTAGGCAACGATTGCCTAGTCAATCCATTCCAATCCTCAATCGATTCAACGAGTTACAACAGCAACCCGACGCAAGCGGCCAGCGCGCTGCTGCTGCCCGTACAGCCCGTCACCAGCGCGAAGCTGCGCAAGTGCTTCATTGCGCTCAGGTTCTGTCTTGTACCAGCGCGTCACCTTGGTCCACGCCTCGCGCTTGTCATCCACGCGCACACGCAGCTCGGCCTTGATTCCCCAGCGCAGTGCGTGCGAGCTGGGCCGGTAGCGCTCGCTGCCCTCAAACTGGCCTGAGAGCCACGAGATGATGGCCTTGTGCTCGGCCTTGGTTGGTTTGCTGCGCTGCGTCATGATTTAACTTAATAACGATTATGCGAAGTCGAGTCAATTACTGCTGCGTAATCAATGGCTTATGATCAACGACCTTGGCCTCAACAGTGTCACCACGTCGCAATTTGGACAGCGCACCGTACAGAGCCTGCTCGATCGCCTTGACGTCCGTCGTCTTCTCAGGGTCTGGCGCAGGCAGAGCGATGTTGATCGGGTCACGGTCGCGCCACTTGGCACGAGACTTGAGCCAAAACAGTGCAGCCACGGTGTCACCGCGGATCGCCTTGCGGTAGAGGCTGCGGGCCAGCAGGCTTATGGCCTTCTCAGTGCCAGTGTCGATCTCTTTCTGGTAGTGCTTCTTGACTGTTTCTGTATGCAAATCAAGGACATGCGCTACTTGTTCAAGCGTCAGGCCAGTCGCGACGGTCTGCTCGACCAGCCGGCGCATGCGCCGCGTCGGAACGTGTGCGTTTCCGTGCGCCTCTACCATTTCATTGTCTGTTGTTGCTACCACGCGACATAGTGTAGCGGCGCCGCAACAGATGTCAACGTGCAAATACTAGTACTAACTTCGTACTAGTGCTGTGACGCGATTACAGGCGCTCTGCTGGGCGCTGACGGCGGGGAATAGCTGCGTAGCGGGTCGAGCGTGATCTGCCAGCCAGATGGCTAATAGGCGGCAGGTATGCCGTTGTACAGGATTGTGGCCAGTTCACGGGCCGTGAACGGTGTCTGATACTGAACATCAATGTCGACATAACGTCTGTTTTTCGACATAAATGTCGACATAACGTCTGTTTTTCGACATAGCAACTGTACAATTTTTGAACAGTACGATCGCGCAAAGCATAATCAAGGACTTAGGAGGTTTTGCGCTGTAGGAGTGATGAAATGACGGTGTAATCGATGCACAGATGCCAAAGCTTGTCAAGCGAAATACGCCAATGTATTCATATACTTACAATCTTGACAAATCTTCACACACGATTTGTGGTACACTCTAGGAGTCAGTCGCATTCACTATCTATACAGTAGCAGCCGCCCAAGAGCTGCCAACATCAGCGCAGTCTGATGGCGACACAGCCGGTGCAACGCTGGCGATGAGAATCAAAAGAGCACGATGTCGCTTAGGCGCCCGGGACGACCTGACGGTCTTCCCGGGCTGCCTTGTTATGTGCTGAGGTGACTCGTGATGTCGGTCTGTCGACCGACAGTACTGCATTAGGATCTGGAGTAGGAGCAGGCTTCGAACACGAGTATGAGCACGCAGACCATGCCGAAGAATCCACCTGCAGCTGCTGCGATGGCTACTGACCAGAGCATCAGTATGAGTAAGGCTATGATGGCTGCGTCTTTCACATTGGCAGCTTGGCTAGGAGCGTGTCGATCTGTTGCGACAGTTCGGGTGTGACGACCTTGCCGAGTGATGCGCGGGTGAGCAGTGCGGCCATTTCTGGTACGAGGGACAGTCTGGTGCGATCGTCTCGTGCGCGCTTGGCGGCCGCATCCATTTCGTCACATTTTGCCTTCCACCTAGCGTCGGCCTCACGCTTACGCTTTGCGAGGGCGTCTGGATGGTGTTGCAGGCAGTAGCCGTCAAGCTTCGGTGCCTTGTTGCATTGACGACGCGGGTGCCACACGTCTGTTGAGCGCACCTTGTACTTACACTTGCTCGGGTCCACCGCCTTCACCAGCTGATTCATAGCGGCTCCTCAAGGCTGATTGCGAACACGACCGCGATCACGGCTGGCCACAGGTCTTCTGTGAGCGCAGACGCTGCGACGCCTAGCGCGACGATGAACACGCGGCGCACGATTGTGTAGCTCACTTGTTCAGCTCCGCGATGAGTGCGTCTGCCATTTTGACTGCGTAGCTGGACACGCTGTCAATTGTAATCCACCCATTTTGAGAGACTGCCCCAGCAAGGTAAGACTGCATCGCAAGCGCAGCGAAGTGCTCGCGCTTGGTGAGGCCCGGGTACGTCACGACGACCGCGTCACCTTCCAACTGCATGACGCGATCGATGACGACGCCAACCGAATCGTTTGGGTCGGTCTTCATGCCGCGACCACAATGGCGTCCTTGCGGAACTCGATCTCCGCGCGGCGCCGCGCGGCAGGAAGCTGCCGCGCCCGCCGGATGCCGCGCATCGCTGCGCGGTAGTGCCGGCCCCACTCTTCGTTGTTCATGCTCACTTCCCCATCTCGATCAGGACCAGTTCGGACTTCGCGCGCGTGACGGCGACGTAGCAGAGGTTACGCTCCTGCTGCACCTGCCAGTCCATCCGCGCCCACTTGCTCGGGCACTCCGAGCGGTTCAGCCAGTAGACCTTGTTGGCCTCCAGACCCTTCGCCTTGTGGATCGTGGCGAGCGTGATCGCGGCCGCCTCGTCCGAGAAGAGGCTGTCGATCAGCGCGAGGAGCGCCGGCACCGTGCGGCCCGTCTCCGGGAGCGAGTCGATCAGGAAGAGGATCGCGTCGCTCTTGTCCTGCACCGCCTCGGCCTTCGCTTCCTGCTTCCGCGCGATGGCCTTCTCGACCTCGCGGTTCGTGTACTGGCCGATGCGCTCGATCAGGTTGTCGATGCCCTTCGAGTTCAGCTTCGTGATCAGCGAGGCGAGGCCCTTGCCGATCTCCCGGCCCATGATCTTCGCCGGGACCCGGGCCTTCAGGCAGCGGTACGCGAGCGCCACCAGCGGCTTCGTGGTGCGGCACACGACCAGCTCGCCGGCCTTGAAGTCCTCGACCTTCCAGCCGAGCCCGAGCGACTGGACGCTGCCCTCGGCTGCGCCCGGGGCCGGCTCAATGTGGCTCACCCACTGCTGGGCGAACTTCACGACTTCGGTCGGGCAGCGGTAGCTAACCGTCAGCGGCAGGCGGATGCAGTTGAAGTCCGAGGCGATCAGGTCGAGCGAGTCGCTGTCCGCGCCGCGGAACCCGTAGATCGCCTGCGCCGGGTCGCCGACCGCGACCATGCGCGAGTCGGGCTTCATTATCTTGCGGAGGATCGCGCGCTGGATCGCGTTCGTGTCCTGAGCCTCATCGACGAACACGAAGTCGAACTTCGGCAGCGAGATGCCGTCGAGCACCGCGAAGTATAGCAGGTCGTCGAAGTCGACCATCTCGGACGCGTTCGAGGCAGCGAGCAGCGAGCGCGAGATGGCAATCGCGCGGGCCCACTCGGCGCGCTCGCTGTCGAGTTCGAGCGCGTGGTGCTCGGCGATGTCGGACCAGACCTGCTCGGTGTCCTCGACGAGGCAACCGACGCCGCTCTGGCGCGCCAGCTTCACCAGATTCACGGCGAAGGCGCCGTACATGCGGGCCTCGACCTCGGGCAGCGCGCCGCTCGTGACCGCGTCGTCGACGAGGAAGCGGAGCTTATTGTCCTCGACCTTGCGCACGCCGCGAGCGCGGAGCACCGGGCTGTAGCAGAGGCTGTGGAAGGTGCGGGCGTTGACGCCGCGGCGCTCCAGCTCGACCTGAATGGCCTTACCGAACGCGAGGAAGAGGCTGCTGCCCATCACGCGCTGGATGCAGCCGACGAGGGTCGTGGTCTTGCCAGAGCCGGCGACAGCCTCGACGATCGCGTTGCCGCTGCCGTTCGAGACGAACTCGTAGATGGCTTGCTGGTATGGGCTCGGGGTGTTCATGGTTCGTGGTTCCGTGGTTAGTTGCCGACAGGCCTATTAGGCCAGAATGTCCGGGTGCCGTCAAACACCCGGCATTCGGCCTTTTGCTGCGGTGCGTCAGCTCTCCTGCAGCCGCTGCCCGAGCGCGGCGTGGATTTGCTTGGCCTCGTTCACCGAGAACTCCACGGTGGCACACTCGTGCTCTCCCATGACGTCGATGGCGAACCCCTTGAGGGCCGCGTCACGCGAACCGATGTTGTGAAACACGGCGATCGTGCCGTTGCCGTACACCTGCGCGTCGCCGTACACCGCGAGGTTCTTTTCGGACTCAATCCAGCCGCCAATCTCCCCCTCGGTCACCCCTCCGAACGCCACCAGCGCGCGTATCCGCCGCAGGTTGATCCCGCAGTAAT